TCAAGAAATTGAAGCTGAAGAGGTTGATATGCCGGCTGTTAAAGGCCCTAAATTTACAAAGCGCTTAGGATTAAGCGATGAAATAATGAATAAAGCTCGCAATGCAGCTATAAAAGCATTGTCAACGGCTAAAGAAGTAGATTCTAAAACATTTACTACAGACATTGTTAACTCAATTAACAATGAAATATTTGAAGATATTCGTGCCCTAGTGCCAAAGCCAAAAGAGCGTGAAGCTTTTATGGAACAATTTGCTGGAACAATATGGGATGCAATACCACAAAGTTCTTTAGCCAAAGCTACGCGTAATCAAACATTCCAAGAATGGAACCTAAAGGCTCCTACTAAGAAAGCTTTTGTAGATTATTTTTTAGGAAGAGATCAAGAGGGCTTAAAAGCTAATACTATTAATGATCGTGTTAAAAAACAGCTACCACAGTATTTAGCTAAAGCTATTGGTGCAGAATATGCATCTGATTTATTACAAAATGATATTGAAGTACGCGAGCGATTTGCTTTAACACAAAAGCAGGAAGTTGAAGAAATTGCTAAATCTATTGTAGAAAATGATGATTCAGCATGGTTTGACTATAACAAATTCCAAGAATCAACAAAGGTTTCAGAGGATGATGCGGAATCCCAAACTAAAGATTGGGATAAACAACTACCCGAAGGAGAAAAAACTTTAGTCATACAAGGTAAAGAAGCAAAACACGAAAAAGCAAAAGAAGAATTTAGAGGCTGGGTAAAAACAGTTATGTCAAAGTATTTTCCAAAAGATTTCTTTTTTATAGCTGGAGCTGGCCATTTAACAAACTCTTCATCGAGAATGGCTTTTGCTAATAAAGAAAATGTTACTCAAGAATTAGAATCTTTAGAATTTGCTGAAGATACATCTGGAATAAACTGGAATTTAGTTGGTAGAGTTGATTACAAAGGACTAGGCCAACAAGCTAAAGTATATGTAAAAGGTTTATTTAAAGGTAAGAATAAAGCTGAAGTTACTTTATTGGATTTAAAAAAGAACTTTAAAAAAATACAAGCTCAAGGAGTTGAAAACATGAAGACTCTTAAGTTTGCAACTCAGCAATTTGCTAAAATGTATGCGGATGATAAAAGTACAGCTAAATTTATAGCAACGTGGTATAAATCTGCATCAAATAATCAAAATCATATTTTAAGATTTGCTGCTCCTTTAAAAGCATTTTCTAAAGATCTTTCTTCTGGCATGCGGGAAGAGCATACTATGCCTTCAAGTTTAGTCGGAAAATATCTATTTAATTCTATATTAAATAATGACGTAGATAACGCGTTTAAAAATGTAGAAAAAAATTATTTTCAAGTAGCTCTATCTGTTAGCGATGACAATAAACTAAAAGGAAAAGATTTTAACTATACATCTAGAATGCCTAAAGGTTGGAAGTTTACAGATAACACTTGGGCTCGTTATTTTAATGATTTAGTTAATAATAATAATGGAGGTGTTGATCCTAACGGAATTGAATTTTTTGAAACAGGGAAAACAGTTGCTGAAACTTTTGGTGCTGAAGCAGCAAATAAAACACCTGATGTTATAAATGCTCAGCAAAAAGTAATTCAAGAAAAAACTGAAGATAATATTGAAACTTTAATTGATAGAGCAATAGGTAAGCTAGAAGATTACTTAGGGCCAAAAGGAGCCTTACAAGCTAACTTTGCTGCTGTACCTATAAATATATTAATTGGAGGATTAAGAGCTACTAAACTCGCTTATAGAGGCTCTAAAAACCTTGCTAAAGCACTTGAGGCTGGATATAAAAAAGTACAAGACTATATGTCTCAGCAAGAGTGGTTAGATTTTACTAAACAAGCAGTAACTGAGGTTAAAAAAGAACCAACTGGTGCTACTATCGCATTAGCAATTGCAAACGAAAACGCTATTAAGAATGAGCAAAATCGTAAAAATAAAATTGATTTGCTTAAAAAAGCTAATGTGTATAGCAAAGAAGATGATGTAAAAACAAATAAACAACTTGACGAAAAGCTTGCTGAACAAGATGCTGAAATTAAAAAAGCTAATAGAACGGAAGGAATGGAAAGAAACTTCCGCAGCATATTAAATAAGCAAAAAGAAACTGGTAAAAGACCATCAAAATGGTTTATACCTTCAAATGCCGAAGATATAAAAGGTTTATTATATGCGCTTTTACCTAAAGGTCAAGATGGATTAAAAGCAAAAGAATTTTTTAATTCAACTATATTAAAACCATATTCTGAAGGCGTTGCTGCCGGTGAAGCTGAAATACTTCAGTTATCTAAAAAATTTGTTGAACTAAAAAATAACAGCAAAATAAATTTAGATGAGAACATCGAGGGCACTCCTTATACAATAGGAGATGCTATTAAAGTTTATAATTGGAATAAAGCTGGCGTTGAAGTTGATATTCTTAAACAAGAATATTTAGATAAAATGATAGGTGCTGTAGAAGCAAACCCTGAAGCGAAGTATATGGCTGAAGAAATTGCTGATAGCTACAATATTGAATATGATAAAAATTGGAGAGGTGTTCCTTTTAACAAATCTATCTTCGATGCTATCCATAAAGGCTCCCGATCTAAACACTTAGAAACTTTTTCTGAAAACGTAGATGCAATATTTAACAAAGATAATCTACAAGAAATAGAAAATGTTTTTGGTAAAAGTTATGTTCAAGCATTACGTAATAGTTTAAAGCGTATGCAAACAGGGCGTAATAGAATTTCAACAGACGCGCAATCTAACAACTTTTTAAATTGGATTAATAGATCTGTAGCAACTACTATGTTCCTTAACACACGTTCTGCAACCTTACAGTTACTTTCTTCATTAAACTTTATTGGTAAAGAAAATAATAACTTATTTAAAGCTACAGCTGCTTTTGCAGATCAAGAACAATGGCAAAAAGATTATAATGTTTTATGGAATAGTGATTATTTAACTAGCAGAAGAGAAGGCGCTAAGTTTGATGTATTAGCAGATGAAATAGCCGAAAATCCAGATACTTTTTTAAATAAACTTTTAAAGAAAGGATTTTTACCAACTAGATATGCAGATAGCTTTGCTATAGCATTAGGGGGTGCTGCTTTTTATAGAAATAGAGCTAATGCTTTAATGAAAAAAGGAATGACTGAGCAAGAAGCGGAAGCTCAAGCTCTAAAAGATTGGGTTGCTGCAGCAGAAGAATCGCAACAGTCATCAGATCCTTCAAAAATTTCCGAAATACAAGCATCGTCTATTGGTAAAATAATTTATGCCTTTGCTAATACGCCTTTTCAATATGCTCGTATAACTAAAAGAAAATTACAAGATGTAACTTCTGGAAGATCAAAAGCGCAAGGCGGAATGAATCAAGTAAGAAAAGATTTACAATCAGTCTTTTATTATACTGTTGGGCAAGCGATGTTATTTAATGCGTTGCAAAGCGCCTTATTCACTTCCTTATTTAGTGATGATGAAGAGGATAAACTAGAAGATAAAACTATATTAGCTATTGAAAGGGCTTTAACTTCTTTTGCTAAATCACTTGGCAATCCGGGTGCTGTTATAGCTTCGCTTTATTCTGTTATAGCTGAAGCAAATGAGCAAATAGAAAAAAGAGGTAGAATTGATAATGCTTATAAACTTGCTATTGAAGCAACGGCAATATCACCGCCTCTTAATGTTAAATTAAAAGACATTGTTGCTATTGGTAATATATATAAATATAATCATAAACAAATAGAACAAGATCCTTTTAAACCGAGCTTAGACAATCCAGTATTAGAAATTACAGGTAATGCTGCGTCTTTTGCTGGTTATCCTTTAGATAGAGCAATTAGAAAAGCTCAAAACTTAGAAGCAGTTTTAAATGAAGAAACTGATGCTTGGGAAAAATTATTTTTAACATTAGGTTGGAGTAAATGGGAATTAGGTATTGATGATAAAGAAAAGCCTAAATTTAAAAAGCCTAAATTTAAAGAGCCTAAATTCAAAAAACCTAAATTTGAAGACTCTGCTTTTAATAAATTAAAAAAGGGTGTAGCTGGACAAGCTAATCGAGATGGAACTATAGAGGTAGACCCTAACCTAACTCCCGTTGAACGTGCTAAAACTATAGCTCATGAAGAACAACATATCAAAGATATGAAAAGCGGCATGCTAGATTACGATGATAAATACGTATACTACAAAGGCGACAAGCATGAGCGGAAAAACGGTAAGATTATTTACAAAGGGAAATCTTATATAGAAGGAGATCCAAAATTACCTTGGGAAAAACGTGCATATAATGCAGAACCTTCCACTAAAGAGATAAAGCGAAAAAAGCTATATTCTTAAAAACAAAAGGGGATGATACCAATTACGGCGTCATCCCCTTTGTTGTTTTAAAATAGTAAACCTATTCCTAACCCTACTGCTGGGCCTAATACAGCCCACGCTTCTAAAAACTTAATCTTCTTAAGTTCTTTTTGCGTAAATACATTATCCTCTGTATCGAGAATAATATTACCCGCTTTCTTTTTTGCTTCAAGCAGTTCTGCTTCAAGCTTTGCTACTTTTTCTTTAAGTGTCATAATATATTATTTAAATTAACCATCGCAGCTTACACAACTAGGATCCATAGCAGCTGCCGCTATATCACCTCTAAGTACTGATTCTGTTCGCATATAATAAAGAGTTTTAACACCTCTTTTCCATGCTTCCATATGAACTTGGTTTAACCATTTAGGCGTTGATTCAGAAGGGAACGCAAGATTTAAACTAACTGATTGATCAATATAGTCTTGTCGTATTCCTGCTTGCTGAATAAGTTCTAACTGATTTATTTCTTTGAATGTTTTAAATACACTCTTTACCGGCTCCCTGTCATCTTCTTGGGTAAGTCTTCCCGCGTGATCAAATCCCCATGCGTCGAGTTCTTTAATTCCTTGAACGGATCCACCGTCTTCCAGAATTTTATCCCAAGTTTCTTTATTATCGATACCAATTTTTCTTAATATTTTTTTAAGTTCTTTATTCTTCCTAATAAATGTTCCTTTTGCGCTTTGTTCGGTGAACACATTTGCAGCCCAAGGCTCAATACCTGGTGAAACATTACCAGATAGTTTTGAGTTTGATACGGTTGGCGCAACAGCTCTTAAATGCGTATTACGAAGGCCTGTTCCAGCACACCATAATGGTTCTCCATATATTTCTGCTAAAGCACGCGATGCTCTTTCTGTTTCAATTTTAATTTTTGAAAATATTTCTCTAGTCTTAAACTGCGCTAGCAGCCCTTCAAAAGCTATTCCTTTCTTTTGCAATAAGCTGTGCCATCCTAATACCCCTAATCCCAGTGCTCTTCCTTTAACAGCAGATCTTACGGAGTTGTCAAAGCCTCGCATGTTTTTTGCTCTTTGAATAAACTCTTCTAAAACTCCATCTAAAAACCAAATCGAATCATATACTACGTTTGTATCTTTCCATTCGTCGTATTTTTCTAAATTAAGAGATGATAAGCAGCAAACAAAACTATGTGACTCATCTGTATGCAATGTAATTTCGCTGCATATGTTTGTCATATGAACTTTGAGCCCGTTTGTTTTATATGCTTCTGGGTTAACTTTGTTTGTATTTCCCTTAAAGAGTATATAAGGTTCTCCAGTTGCTTTACGCTTTTGGAGAAGTTTTCCCCACTTTCGTCGAGCCTCTTCATCTCCCGATTCAAGTCTTCGCATAAACTTGTCACCGACCACAGCGCACTGGTGGAGATTAAGTGACTGCCTATTGACGTCTCCTTTTGGTTCTCTAATCTCCAGCCACTCTTCAAAGTCGGCGTGATCAATATTGATATTAACTGACGCAGCTCCTCTGCGGACAGATCCTTGATTAGTGGCGAGTATAGTTGAATCGTATATCTTGCAAAACGGCACCACTCCATCAGATGTTCCATTACCTGTAATTTTAGCTCCAGCGGGTCTTATCATATTAACGCCCACACCAACACCGCCGCCATGCTTAGCTAAGAGCATCATTTCTAAATTTTTTTGTCCAATATCCTGTATACTATCAGCTACATCAATACCAAAACAACTTATAGGTAAACCTCTATCTGTGCCTGTATTAGAAAGCACAGGAGAAGCCAAACACAGCCAACCCTTCCATATGTACTCAAAAAACTTTTCGGCTAATTCTGGCTTATATAAACGCTTCGCAACAGTAGAGCTTACTCGCATATATGCATCTCTAGGTGATTCACCCGGAAGCAAGTATCCTCCTGTAATTGTTTTTTTATAAACTTCGGTGTCGCCCCAAGTTGGATAGTCTTCACCTTTTTTCCATTCGTTATTCCACATTATAAACCGTATAAATAAATAATATAACCTATTGTTACATTAACGTTAACTAAAACTAAATTCCACTGCTTAGCAATCCAAACTTGTGGTATAGCCAGTAAGCCCCCTATAATATATGTTATAGCACCTATTTGGCCATAAGGCAATAAGTACGGCGAAATCATTATAAACGCCGCACCCATATAACCTAATCTATTTGATATTCTTTCTAATGGTGTTAGCTTTCTTTGCTTCACCATCGTTCTCAATATTGATCTTTTTACCATATGTCTTGAAAGTCTTCACCTTCATTAGCTTTTGAATAATCAGTCGGCCTAACAGCAAAAAAATCAGTATGAGTATGCCCCCCGGTAAGATGATAGAACCAGTCAAGATTTTCTGATTTCTTTTGGTCATATGCAAAGTATTCCCCGAGGTCGAGGTAACCGAGTTCAACCATTTTTTCATTGAGTCTTTTTCTAATGAATTGTTTAAGATCGGTGGCTCTGAGATTTTCAATATCTCCAAGCTCAAACATTTTGTCGATGTACTTGTCTTCAGCATTGAGCATTGTGTGTGCGGCTTTAATAACATCTTCTCTACAGTCTTCTAATAATGTTGGTATTTCTTCACACATATGATTAAATAATTTACAGCCCATACGGCTATGTAATGATTCATCTCTTACAGACCACTTCATTTGTTGTCCAATGCCTTTAAGCAGGTTCCTAAGCTGAAAAGAATAAAGCACAGCAAAAGCGGAATATAAAGATACTCCTTCAGCAAATGCGCTAAAGATGGCCAACGATCTTCCAATTCCCACAGGATCAGAACCGTCATAGGCAACAAGGTTTTCGAATCGCTCTGCAGTAGCAGGTTCATGCAAAAATGCTTCAAAGTTTTCAAGTCCTAGTGTTTCGTTTAAATATGAATAAGCTACAGCGTGTATTGTTTCTTGACTTCCAAACATCATTGCCATTTGTTGTATCTCATGTTTAGGAAACCAATTAACAACTTTTTGTGTCCAGTAATCAGATACAGCACATTCTGTTTGTGCAAAACCTAATAATATGTTACCTACTAAATTCTTTTCTTCTTTAGTAAGCCTTTCGTTCCAATCTTTTACATCACCAGACATTGGTATTTCAGTATGCAACCAAAATGCCTGAGCTTGTTTAAGCCAGCCTTCGTTGTAATAAATCGGATATTCAAAAGGCTTATACGGTATTCTCTCCTTGAATAGACTCATCCTTTTTATTTTCTTCTTTAAGTTTGTTTAATGCTTCCTCATATTCAGGAAACTTTTTTACTAGTTCTAGTGTGCCAATACTAAGATCTTTCATATTAGTAAGCTCAGTAATTATTTTATTAACCGCAGCCCCTAACTGTTCAATCTTATTTGACATAGCAATTAGTTTTGATTCTTTCATCTACCTTGTCCTTTATAAGATTTAATATAATTTTTACTTGATTTTAGTTTTGATGTTTTTGATTTAGCATGCACCCCGGGTCTTTTTATTCTCTTAGTCGGAGTAAAATTATTTATTATCTTCTTTGCCATCTCTATAAATTGTTAAGCATAATTCTATAAATGGTAAATATAACACGTGATCTTCAACACCATTTGATTCTTGGCCATTGTAATAGCTTCTTATACCTAATAATATACCAGGATATAATCCTAAGCTAAGCTCCCAATTGTTCATTTTTTTCTTCGTTTAAATAATATAATAACATTTTTTTATGAAATTCTATGCGCTCAGCATGATGTTCTTGTAAACTAAAATCCGTATTTTCCATGTATTTCTAATATATCTTTATACTTTATTGGATTACGTTTAAGTAATTTTTTAATTTCTTTTTCAACTTTTCTTCTTTTATACATTATTTGCGCTTGTTTTTTCTGCTTTCTTTTATCAGTTGCATCGTCCTGTCTACCTCTTTCTGATTTTGCGGCTTGTAAAGCGTCTTTCCAATATTGTTTGTTGTCAGCCATAATTTAAATAGTTTCCACCTCAAGGGAAAAGATTCATTAGCTCTTCCCTTACATTCAATTATATAATCTTTCCCAGTAAAGTCAGGTGTATATTTAATGCCCAGTATTTTCTTTTTCCCTCTGTTAATATATTCACCTTTTCCGTTTGCTTGCTTTTCGTAAGATTCGTTTCCAAAATTAAATCCTTCGATAAGAGTGAAAGTTTCACCTTCATAAAGTTCAAATAGTTTTTCTTTTTTTAATGCAATGTAGGTATATCTTTCTAAACCTGATGCAAAGTTAATTCCATCATAAGTTATTTTTTTAGCATTTACGGGGCCTTTTTTTCTGCTTCTACGTTTTTTCATTTGAATAAGTTGTTGTCCAATAATCTGGTTCAGGATAAGCAGATATAGTTTCAGGATCTGTTACTTCTATATTTTTTGCATCTCGTAAATAACATTCTTCAATTTCTTCGCGTAATGACATACGAGCTTTTTCAATGTAATTGACCGCGTCCATTAATTCTTCTTGGATATGATTAAGCCATGTATCTAACGGCTGATCATCATCATAAAGAGTAACACCATACTTTTTAAAGCCTACGTCAGAGCGAGATTGTATTTTGTTTACTACTTGTTGTATAATTTTATCACGCATCTTTTACAAATGTTCCATTAATCATTCTACCAGTTCTATTAGAAATTTCATCATAAGCAGACTGAATACAGTCCTCAATACGATTACCGGTGAGGGTTGCAAGATTAGTAAGAACAACAACGCAATCACCAATAGCATCAATAATATCTTCTTGATTATTTTTAAGTATCCCTTGTGAGAGCTCCCCTGATTCCTCATATAATTTAATTAATTGTGTTTTAGGATCGCCATTTAAGGTAATACCTTTTTCATAAGCCCATTGTCGTATTAAATCAAAAACGTTTTCATCTACGTTAGATTTTTGTTTTTGGAATTCTGCCGCCGCAGCCATAGCTTTATTATATACATAACAGGAGTTAGGACCAAATTGGCTATTATGTATATTAGATATAACCCAATCGATTTTATCTTTTGAATCAAGCTTGAATGTTCCATAATTATTTTTTATTTCTAAATCAGCTAAAAAAGCAGCATCTATATCTTTAGGAGATATTTTAAATGTTGTTGTAGCATCAGAAGAGCTATATTTATTCATATTTTTTTTAAATAAATCTTTATAAGGTTTTCTATCAACTTTATAGCCTAAGTCTTTTTGTAAAACTCTTTCAGCCATTGAAGCTTCTTCTATATTATCTGTTTCAAATAATATTTCATATTCGCCAGGTTTATAACCCTGCGCTTCTACAACACGTTTTTGTATATCTGTTGTACATCCTATTTTTTTTCCAGGTATATGGTATATCTTATACCTACCCGACGTTAAGCTCTGCGGTGATTGGTTCATGTGGATTATAGTTGATTATATTTATCATTTGTGTTGTTGGTATACGTATTAAATTCCCCGCTCCTTCCAATAGATCAATACCAAAATCAACGCTAACAGTGGGAAGATCCCTGAAATCACGGGATAGCTGCTCTGAAGCTTGCTCGATATGATTATTGTAAAGATGACAGTCACCGATAGAAACAATAAGTTGGCCAGGTTTATAACCGGTTCCTTTAGAAAGCATAAGTAATAATAAGCCGTACATTGCAAAATCATAAGGAAGCCCAAGAAAAACATCGGCGCTTCGTTGATTCCACATAAGATCCATTTTATCATTGTTTATATATATTTGAAAACCATAGTGGCAAGGAGGCAGTGCCATATCATCCAAATCATTGGGATTCCATAAGCTAGCCACAATGCGCCTAGAGCTCGGGTTGTGTTTAATTTGCTTGAGTACCTCTTTAAGTTGGTCAACACCATTAAAGTCACGAAGCTGTTTGCCATAAACAGGGCCAAGCGTTCCATCAGTCCTGCCTGACCTCTTGTAATCAGCATCCCAATAATGAACGCCGTTATCCCGAAGGTACTTAATGTCAGTACGTCCGTGAAGAATCCATAATAGTTCCGTAGCCGCATGTTTAAAATATATTCTTTTAGTAGTTAATAAAGGAAACCCAAGTTCCATGTTGTGTCTAAGCATTCTTCCAAAGACAGATCGCGTTCCAACGCCTGTTCTGTCCTCTTTAGGTGCCCCTCCGTGGAGTACTGATGATAATAGTCCTCTATATTCATCCTGTATGTTTATCATAATAGTATTTCTTCATATTATATATTTCTTGCCATATATTATCTGCTGTATACACATTAGGAGACAGATACGCTTTTTCACCTCTTTTATAAGGACCAATACGAACTTCAATTCGCCATTCGTCAGGATACATACCTCTTTGAGTCGGTGCTGGGCTTATTCTAATATTATTTTTTGCGCAGTACACACTCCATTTGTATTGTTCTTTTGTTGGAACAAATCCGGTATTTAAACCTTTATGGTTAGATTTTTTTCTTAATCCACTTCCCACGGTAAGCTATCTGTTATTTCTGTTACAGGAATATAATCTCCCGATGCGTGATTCCATTTAAAATGAGCTTCAGCCTGATTTTCACCTAAGTTTTGAAATTTGACTTTTAAGACCTTTACTTTTACAGTCTTATTATTATAGTCCCTGTGCACTAATAAGCCGTGATAGGAAGCGTCATACCACTCACCACCGCCTTTAATGTTGTACATTGTAGGCTCATCAATTGTGCCATCATCTTTTTTGTACATTTTTGTAGGGTGTGCTACAACAACAACTAATACATCATATTTTTTAGCAAACGCTTCTATGCGTGCTAAATATTCCATTGTAGCATCCGGTATACTCATATTAGATGCTCCAGCCATTTTTACTTTATTATAAGGATCAATAACTAAACACTTGATACCTTTACGCTTTACTAATTCAGCACCTTTCTTTAATACTGAATCTAAATCATAGCGTTCTGTTTCTATAAAATAAAAATTATCATTTACAACTTCAAAACATTTATTCCATTTATCTGTACCTAAATCACTTTCTTTAGGCATCCACCCACCAATCTTTCTTATTAGTTTATGTGCATGTAAAAAAGTTGGTTTATTTTCTGGTGAAGCAAATGCTGTTTTCCAACCATATTTTATTTGATAACCCACAGCCATTCGATCAACAAAATCAGACTTACCAGAGCTAGGCACACCTGTAACGGTGATGAATTGTCCTGT